TCCTTGCCTAAAATTGTCCATGATTGGTGATATCCATGGAAGCATTTTATCATTCATATCACCGGGTAAAAAACCAATATCTCGTCCTACAGGTTGAACGTTTCTTGTAATTACAATTCTTTTATATTTGCCTTCATTTAATCCAGCTATTCCTGCCATTAACGTAAGAAACGTTTTCCCGCTACCTGCTAATCCTGTTATTGAAACCAACGGCACGTCTTCAGCAAATAAAAGATTTAATGCAAATAACTGTTCTCTATTTTTATCTTTGATTCCTAAAAATCCTAATCCGGGTAAATCTTCTGCCTTATCTAATCTTTGGATTGATCCACTATAATAACAACCTAAAAATGTTTGTTTTCCGCATTTAATAGACAAAAACTCATTTTGATAAGGTAATCTTCCTAATTCTTCCTTAACTAATTCTACAATTTTCTTTCCTTCAAAATCATTTCCGGAATAAAGTCGATCAATAATATCAGAATTTTCAACTTCTATTTCTGAATACCCTTTGTAAAATTCACTTTCACTTTTAATAATCTTGTCTTTATGGTAGTCTTCAGAAATAATACCCAGTGAATCACATTTAACTCTGAAGTTAATGTCTTTTGTAATTAATACAACTTTATGTTTTAAAGAATTAGTTAATCCCAGAGCCAATGCAATGATCTGATTATCAACTTGATTTGGGTCTAGACCGACAGGAATTTTTTTAAAACCGGAAGTTGCAACTTTTATTTTTTGACCGGTTTCTATTTTTATACCTCTATGCAAATTACCTTTCTTTCTTAAATTATCCAAATATCTATTAACATATCTGGCATTTTCTCCAATTACGCCCTTTTTTTCTTTAAAACGATCAAGCTCTTCCAAAACAACAATGGGTATTATTGTGTCATTACCTCCAAATGAATGAATTGCACATTTATCATATAAAAGAACTGATGTGTCAATAATAAATGTTTTTTTTGTAGATTTTTCTTCTTTATTTGTTTGCATATAGGTCATACCTTTGTTAATTTATTAGACTCCTAGTATTATTAATCTAACTAAATAAATAGGAGACATTAATAATTATGAAGTGCTTTAAATATCATAAACAAAATATGACAACGTGTGAAAAGAAAAATTGCAGATATTGGATAAAAACTCAAGAAAATCAAAATTGCTGTATTAATGCTGCCGAATCAAATGAAAGCTTCACCTTAGAAATGATTGGCAATATTTTTAACGTAACAAGAATGAGAATATGTCAAATAGAAAAGAAAGCAATTGAAAAAATAAAAGAAAAATTAATCTATATAGTATAAAAAAACCTCCTTTCGGAGGTTTAAAATTTTAAATTAATTTTTCTTTTATTGTTCTTTATCAGAACTTAGTGAAGTTTTAACCAACTCACTTGCAAGTTTCTTAAGTTCTCGAAGGCCTTTTCTTGCACGTACGCCAGCTGACTTATTTCCGCTGGCATTTTTTACGACGTCAATTTGCAAAGACTCTACCAGCTTCTTAAGTTCTTCAAAATTTTCAACTAAATTATCATTCATACCTTTCTCCCTCATGTAATTAATTTAGGTTTCTTTATTATATTATCTTCTTTATTTTCATCAATGTTAATACTATTTTTATAATTTTTTAAAAAACTAGTAATTTCTTTCATATTTTTATTGTTTTCTAATGACATACTCAGAAAAAACATGATATCAATTTTTTGATCTTCGTTTACACCAAAATCAATAATTGTTTTAACAATATCACGAGACTCCTGTTTTCTTTTTGCTTCTCTTTCTAAAACAACAGACATTCTATCCTCCTCTCATTGCTAAGTTATTAATTTTTTCAACAAATATTTTTATATTTTCTTTTCCTAATATTTCTATTATTTTTACCTGCTCTATTTCGCCAATTATTTCTCTTTTAATTACAATTGACTCTCCCCATCTACGTTCTTCAATAATATCCAAAGCATGCTCATAATTCGATATATCAGAATCAGTCTCATCTAATATATTTCTTATTCTATCAGGTAGCATTGTTGCAATTTCTTGTTTATTTAACACAATAGTTGATTGATCTTTTCCAGCTTTTAACTCTGTTTTATTTACGTCAATGACGTGATGAAAAGCTTCACAATTATTGCATTTGACTATCTTTGGAATAATATTACCAAATTCATCTAGTTTTGAATAAACTGGGAATCTGTGATTGATAATTTTTTTATTATTTTTATAGATAGCCAAATAACAATGACATTCGACTAAGTGTTTTATGCCAGGCATGACTTCCTTATTTTACTGCGTTTTCAATTTCTGATGCTGATTTAAAGAATGATGCATCTATACTTGATTTAGCAACTTCACATATTCTATTTAAATCACTACTATCAACATTAAACATTTTTTTATCTGCTGCTTCTTTCATGTCAGCTGTCAATCTTTCTTTAATAAACGAAAGAACTGAACTCACTGCTGTCATTACTTGTGTTTCTTTACTACTCATTATTTTCTCCTCTCACAATTAATTTTTCTATATTCTCAAACATATTACTCAACATGCTTTTCTTTTCTTTTATTAATTCTATATACACAGAGGGCACATAGTAAAATTTTTTATTATTAATATTTCGATATTTTACCATTTTTTTGTTAATATTTGATAAAAATCTTAAAAAGTAATCTAATTCTCTAATAAAATGATTATTTGTATATAGGGTTTCAGGAATATGAATTGAGACAGCTTTGGTATTGATTCTTTTATATCTTTTTTCTAAATAAGCTTTATTAGTGTCATTATCGGTTTCATCAATACGTTTATATAAAAACTTTCTATGATTTTTTAAAACTTGGTTTGAACATAATTGTTTTAAAGTAAATCTATTTTTCTCTATTTTTATTCTTTTTCCCTTTTTTAATTTATTACGTACAGCTTGTGAAATTGTTTGTCCTTTTGTTGCACTTATTACTTCATCATTACTAATAATTGCAATGTCATTAAGAATGTTTAAACTTGACTCATTAACTGTTATATCAATTGGAAAAACTTTTGTAATCCCTCTGTTGTTATTTGTAATAATTGTATGTTTAACTTCTGGATTAATTCCATAACAAAATATTACATAAGGTTCTTTGTTTTCGGATGCCGCATGTAAAAGATGATGAATTTCCCCTATTGAATCGATCATGCCATCTATAATAATAAAGTTATATTCTTCAAATACTAAAGATCCATATTTTTCAATATAAGAAGTATCGAATTCCAAGTCAAAAACTAAATCTGTCTTTTTTACCATGACAATTTCATCAATTTTTTCTTTTTCAACTGATATAAAATATTCCAAGGATAAATCTTTAAAAAATATATTTGCTATTTTTTTTACCAAATCATGTGTTATTGTTGATAAAAATGTGGATTCTTTTTGCCTTGTGAATTTAAAAGATGTTTTATTTTTAATTGAAAAATTATCAAAAAATAAATTAACAAAAAGATCTCCTAAATACGGATATATTTTTTCACATACATCAAATTCACGTCTGATTAATTTTTTAAGCTCTTTTTGACTTTGATTTTCACACGTGACATTTAAATAATTTAAAACAGGATCATTGACTATTTTATGACTTTCATACAAACAATTAATATTATCAGTTGACAACTTTTCAAATAATTTTTTATTCTCATCTAAAAAGTTGTCAACTGATTTTCTATTAATTATTTTAACTTTAGGAGTCTCGCCAGAGATTATTTGACGCATAAGTTATAATTTCCTCTGCAGAATGTTCATTATAATCATAATCATCAATTAATGTTTTTACCATTTCATTATATTTCTTTTTCTGGTCGTCATCACGTGATTTTGATTTAGTAACGATTCTAGATATATCTTTAACTGACATGATTAAATAACTTTCAATTGCTTCTTTTAACGGACCATAAGATTTATAATCAACAGTTTCTTTTTTTCTAAGTTTAGAAAACATATATGCAGTTACGTCAGATCTAAAACCATCACGTGCAGATCCTACCACACCAATTTGTTCTTCGATAGCTCTCATAAATTTTTCATCAGGAGATCTTTCTTCACGTGTAATCTTGTCTTTAAATTTAGACTTAGTAGTATAAGCTTCTGCATTATCTAAATAAGAATCAAATAGCGATTGCGCTTGTTCTTCATAAGCTGTAATAAATGCTTTAGCAATTTCTGTTTCAAGTATTGATAGATATTCTTCGCGAATAGTTTTTTGCAATATTTCAAGATATCGAGTTTTTGTATCTTCATCAATAATTTGCTCTTTAACTTGCTTAATCATTGAATCAATTACATTAATTGGCGTAATCATATCTTTATCAGAATCTGAGAGTGCAGCGTCTAGAGCCTTCATAATAAATCTTGTAGAGATGCCTTCCATACCTTCATGCTTTGCTTCATCTTTTAAATCTCTAATATCAACTTTTTTAACTCTTCCTTTTTCTATGATTGCATCGCCATTATAAATTTTCATTTTTGTTAATAAATCACATTTATTTGTTGGCTTCAGTCGACTCATCACAGAAAACATAGAAGCAATTTCCAATGTATGAGGCGCAATATGCGCATTTCTAAAATCAGATCTTTTAATCATCTTTTGATAAATTTTCATTTCTTGATCAAGCTCCAAAACATAAGGAACTTCAATTTTCAATACACGGTCAAGAATAGCTTCGTTAGTGTGTTCAGATTTAAATCTATTCCACTCTGACTCATTACAATGGGATAATATAACTCCATCAAAATAAATCATATCGTTTTTTCCGGGAGAAGGCACGCGTTTCTCCTGGGTGGCGGTCAGCATTGTGTGTAAGAATTCAATCTCATTTTTGAAAACTTCAACAAATTCTACAATACCTCTATTACCGACGTTAAATGCACCGTTAAGAGACAAAACACGGGGATCGTCCTCAGGATATAAGTCTAATTTAGATATATCCTCTGTTCCGATCAAAACGCTAACGTCTTGTGAATTTGCGTCCATGGGTGGAACTACAGCAATGCCTCTCCGGCCACGTTGAGAGAAACTTGATTGTTTGACTTTAAAATTTTCATATTTTCCGTCATATTCGTTCATTAATTTATGGCGACATATAGGACAAAGATCTCCTTCAATATGTACACCTAAAATTTCTTCAAATTCTCCTCTCAAACTTCTTGGAAGTAAATGAAGCGGTTCTTCTCTAATAGGACAACCATCTAGATAATAATAATCTTCAGCAGTCTCTAAAGCCTTTTTAACACCTTCGACTAGTGCTGATTTACCTGCTCCTACCGGTCCCATTAAAAGAAGAACTTGACGACTTTCTTCTCCTTTGTGTGCAGCTGATTTTAAAAATCTCATAAGTTTATTAATAACAGATTCCATTCCAAAAAATTCTTTTTTGAAATAATCATACGTTCTAATCTTATCTCCATTAAATATATCTCTATAAGAATCAGAATCTACATCAACTGTATCGATACCAAAATTACAAATTGCTTCATATAAACGCCGGTGTGCTAATTTAATTCGATCTGGATTTTCTCTAATCATTTCTAAATATTCAATAAAAGTTCCTTCAAACTTTTCTTTCTTTTTTTCAGATCTTTGTTTTTCAATTAAATCTAAGAAATTACTCATATTCCCTCTTTTTGTTTTATCTCTTGTTTTATTATATACAATAACCTTTCTTTGTGTTTAATTTTTTTTTAAACTTCCCATATTTCATCTTCAATAATGGTATAAAGTTTAACTTGATCTCCCCATAAATTTTTAATATGATCAACAACTCTTTCTGCATATTGAATTTCTAAATCCCTACCGTCATGTTCGTGTTTAAGCACCAGTGTTCCATCCTTATCAATCCTGTCCACGTAAATTTGCGGTATAGTATTTATACCAGTATTCTTAATTAAATCACTTCTAACCACCTTCCAGTCATCATGATCAGCTACTTCTGATATTATTACATCTCCATTCTTTTGTTTTTGATGTGAAAAGAAATTTAGTTCTCTAAAATCATCTTCGTCAAGAAAAAGTCTGATTGCTGATACATCATCATGTATTTCTCTAACTTCGAAACATTTTTCAATACCGTGTTCTCTTTCAAGTTTTTGAAATATATAAAAACCTAAATGATATGGATTAACACCACCGATATGAGGCCTGACTACTGCATTGTGCATTTTCATGAAAGGAACATGATAATCTTCAGATAAATTTAGTTCATGTAATATTTTATAATGCCAAAATGATGCCCAACCTTCATTTAAAATTTTTGTTTTAATTTGTGGCATAAAATATCTACTTTCATCTCTGACTATTTCTATCAAGTCCATTTGCCATGTCTTCCAATTTGTTTTATATTCCAACAAAAACGATAATATGTCATGATCAGGTCTTAACAGCCCGTTTTCTAATTTAGAAAAATCTAATTCAATACCTTCTGCCTTAAGACGATTATATCTGGCTATTTCTTCTGCCATGATTTCAGATTTAGATTTTCTTGGTATGTTATACCTTTGTGTTTGAAAACGGATTGTATGGAGATCATCAATAAAATTTTCTACCCTATCTTGACCTATTAACGGGTCTTCAATATAACCTTGAATTCTTTTTTTAGCGTTTCTCATTTTAGATACCATATTTTTAGCATCTGTTTCTTTAAAACATCTATTATTTTTAAAGAAATCTGAATGACCTACACAATGTGCCATAATAAGAACTTGAAGATAGAATTCATTTTGCAACATCAAATAAGCAATAGAAGGGTCTGAATTAATGATCAACTCATAAGGTAGTCCTTGCTGACCGGAATTATAAAAGAAATGAGTTCTTTCAAATGACTTTCCATAACTCCAATGATTATAATGACTTGGCATTCCGTGATAAGCCATATGACCAATCATTTCATAATAATTACAAATTTCATAATTGATAGGATACCAATCCAAACCATGTGATCTTGCTATTTTGCATATTTTGTCATCCCATGCTTTTAAATCTTCGATTGAGTAATTATTGTTTGAGGTCATATTTTCCTCCGAAAAGTTTTGCAAATTGTGGCCATACATCTTCTTTTTTTGTTAGCTTTAAAACTTTGAAACTATCAGTTATTAAAGGAGCAAAAACATCTGCCATTTCTGTACCGTAGATATTATCACCCTCTGGTATGATTTGAATATATCCTGATAGTTGACATATGTCAATTAACGATTGCATTGCTAATTTTGCTTTAGGATTATCTTCAACCCAGTTTTCACCATCTGAACAATGAAAAGCATATAGATTCCAAGAACTAGGATTATATCTTTCATTAATGATATCTAATGATTTGTTTAATCCAGAACTTATATAAGTTCCTCCGGAGGATCCTCTTTGGAAAAAATCATCTTCATTAACTTCATTTGCCTCAGTCGTATGTGAAATAAAAACAATATCTATTTTTTCATATCGATATCTAATAAACTGATATAATAAAAAGAAGAATGATCTTGCCAAAAACTTCTTGCTTTTTCCCATTGAACCAGAGACGTCCATAATAAAAAATATAACTGCATTGGTAATAGGTTTATGTTTGACTTCAATATGCTTATATTTTAAATCATCATCATGAAAAGGAAATCTTTCACCACTATCAGGATCATAGGTTCCATTTTTAACTGCTTGTTTTTGACGCCTAATTTTATTCTTAAGAGTTTCTTTTTTAGACAATCTAGCCCTAATACCTTTAGGTCGATAACCTTTTCTTTTTATCTGTTCAGCCGTTACGCTGTTATTTGATTTTTTTGCTAAGTCTGGAAGGTTTAAATCATCAAAAAGATATCTTGCTAGCTCATCTAGAGATATTTCAACATCATAAAACTCTTCACCTTTTTCATTCCCAGGCTTATTTGGTTTGCCTCCTCTTCCTTGCTGTTTTTTACCATCTTGGATTTTTTGTCCTTTTTTAATGTCTTGTCCTTGTGCAGAACCAACACCTTTACTTCCTTGATTTCTACCAAATACAAACTGATATTCTTTAATGCCCCTGACAGGTATTTTTATTTTCTTTTTACCAGATTGACCAATAATAGATTCTTCAGCAACTATATCATGAATTCCTTCTTTGATAGCTTTCTCTATTTTTTCTTTATGTCTTCTTCTATCTGTTGCAGATCTATCTGCATTAGTATTATGTTTTTTAAATATTGACATATAATCTCTCTATTTCTTTATAATTATATAATGTAATATAAAACAATTATACAGAAAGTTAAATAAGGTTAAATAATGAACAATAGATTAATAAATTCTGTAATAGATAGAGTATATCTTAATTTACAAAGTTTACAAGAAAAAAAGAAAAAATTATCTAAAAAACAAAAAAAGATAGCAAAATTAGCTAAACCCTATGATGAATTAGACGGAGATGATTTTGCTAAACTTAGAGCCGGTGAAAAGATAGATGAGTTTGTTGAAGAATTAGATGAAAGAAAAAAACGAAAGAAAAGAAAATCAAAAAAACCAAAACCTAATGTTTATCAAAGAAAAAAATACAAAGCACGAGCCGGCACTAAAAGAGGTGATACTATGGCACGGCTTTCAAATAAAATTAGAAAAGGTAAAAAATTAACAAAGGCAGATTATAAGGCTCGTGATGATTCTGAAGCTGCTGAAAGAAAGAAAAAAGGATATAAATCTAAACCTAGGTTCGATACAGGTATGTACTTATCAGAAGCAAAAAAAAGAGAATTAGACGCATTTGTTGAAATGTTAGACGAAAGAAAAAAAAGAAAGAAAAGAAAATCCAAAAAGAAGAAAAAGAAATCTTCAGCTGGTGGATTAAGCGCTGCAACTAAAGAAACATTAAAGAAAAAAGCAAAAAAAAGAGGCCTAACACCCTCTTCAGTATATGCTGAATATCGTAAAGGTCTGGCAGCTTATTATAGTTCTGGATCCAGAAAAGGAATGACAGCACATCAATGGGCCCATGCACGTGTTAACTCAGCTAATCCATCAAAATCTTGGGCCGTTGTCAAAAAAGCAAAAGGTGGAAAGAAAAAGAAATAATGTAAATCTAAAATAAATTGTGTATCATTAATCAACAAACAAAAAAGAGTGATTAATGATACATTTTTTTATGCCGCGCAATGATCTTTTCTATATTTTGCAATTGCCAATTCTTTGGCTTTTGCTTCAATCACAATATCTAGCCGCATTCCATAATTATTTATCTTATCATACACATAATCAGAATGTGCATTCGGCTTTACCAATCGACCCGGCTTTGCCTCTTTTAATTCTTTCACAGCAGCAGACTCGGAATAATGACATGTCGGAACAATATCACCCCATGTCGATGCCGCCATCTCGAGGGCCTCCTGTTCTACTAAATCACCAGTGCAAAATTTATGATGATGATAGTCGAATACAATTGGGACACCAATTTTCTTAGAAACGTTTTCATAAATATGTCGAACTGAAAATAGATTTGCACGATCATCGTTTTCTAGAGTAAGTCGACACTGCACGTTTTCAGGTAATCTTTTAAAATTAACACACATTCTTTCCAAAGCTTGTTCATGATTTTTATAAGCACCACCAGCATGAACATTTATTTTAGCTCTGTGATCGCGAGGCTGGTGCATAAGGTCCATAATTTCACCATGCGTTGAAAGATCGTTAAGGGTATTAAGAATAACTTTTTCAGACGGCGAAGAAAGAATATTAAAAGGACCTGGATGAAAAGAAAGACGTAATCCATTAGCTAAAGCATATTTACCTGCTTCTGACAATTTTTGTTGAATTTTATCATAATCTGGCAAGTCTTTGAGTTCATATTCGGAAGCCCATGGGAATAAACAGGATGACATTCTAAACACTTTAATATTGTTCTTTATATTCCATTGGAAGATAGGAAGAAGATCACTCACGTTTAATAGGGCCAACTCAGAAGCGTATTGTATACCTTTCTTTAGGAATGTTCTTTTGATCATGCCACGATTTGTTGTAATTCGTGGTTTTTGAGTTGATAATTCCATGTTAATACATGCGTAACCTAATTGAATTTGTTCAGTCATAAAAACTCCTTTAGAGATAGGTAAAATTAGGGGTGAAAAATGATAAAGCGCATTTTGTTGGGGGTTATTTTGTTTATTTATATTATATTAATTTTTTTTAGTGCTTGCACGAGTTTGAGTAAAAAACAGCCTCATATTTCTCATGTTCGTCAAATGAACAAAATATTTAAAAACTATGACGATAATTTAATTCCTAATGAAAACTTTGTTTTTTTAGAAAAACTAGTATATGTCGACAAAGCAACTGGATTATTCTGTGATAAAAAAATGTCAGATGCATTATGTAAATTTACCACATATTCAACAGGATCAGCAATAGCTATAGATTATGAAGAAGATAGATTAAAAATATTAACTGCATATCATGTTTGCGGAGAAGTAACTGAAGAAGCAATTGGTTTAATATATCAAAAAAAGAATGGTGAATATGATTACCCATATTTCAATTTAATAGCCAGTTTTTACGGAAAAAATTATATCGCATCAATTATTGACTATGATGTAGAAAATGACATATGTCTTCTTGAAATAGAATCAGAATATGCATACAAAGCAAAAAAAATAATTATAGCAAAAGATAAACCAAAGTTAGGTGAAACTCTATACACTATTAGCTCACCACAATCAATACACTCAAATACAACTAGATTTCACTTTCATGGAGCTTTTGCCGGTTGCGATTCAAGAAATATTTACCCATCAGATTTTTGTTATTTTTCTATACCCGCAGCTCCAGGATCTTCAGGATCTGGAGTTTTTAATAAAAATGGGGAATTAATTAGCTTAATAGCAATAACGCTGGATACTTTCCCAGAAATATCAGCAGGGCCCAGACAATACTTTATAGAAAGACTAATTAGAAAAAATAAGTAAATCTTGTTATATTTATATATAAAATACTTTAACGGAAAATAGATGAAACTTTACATAAGTAAGAATTTAAATTATGACAAGAAAAAATATGAGCTAGCATCAGATTTTGTATTATTTTGTGCAGAACAACTACCTATAGAAGGTGAATTTAAAGTTTATTTAGTCACTAATAGAAAATCGCATGGAATAACAACAACAGCTGTTTACGAATGTGGTAATAATATTTGTAGAATATATGCAAAAAACAGAGCTTTTGCTGATGTTTTAAGATCTATTGCACACGAAATGACACACATGATGCAAGACGAAATGGGATTAATTACCGGAAAAGTTAGAGATGCTGGAGGTTTCCATGAAGACCAAGCAAATGCTCGAGCTGGCGAACTAATAAAATTATTTGCTAAATCTAGAAAAGATAGAAAACAAATATATGAATCACTTAATATATTTAGATTCAAAAATCATATTTTTTAAAATTTTTGTCAAATGTTTATTTTCTGATACAGGCTGTGATGTTGATTTTTCTTTAACATCATATCTATATTTTTTGCTATTGTATTTTAAATTAACCGGCATATCTTTATCTGAAATATCTATTTTCTGAGCAGGATTCAATATTGAATCATATAATTCTCCAGATATACTACCAATAAATCCTCCTTTTCCAGGATAACCACTTTTTGTAAAAATATCACCAAAGGGATGATTTTTATCTCTTACGCCAATACCTAGGTGCAAATGCGGCCCGGTTGACTTACCAGAACCTAAATCATTTTTTTTGCCGCCAGAAAGAGCAATAACTTGACCAGCTGAAACTGTGTCTCCTGTTTTGACAAAAGCTTTTCTAATGTGCATATATGCAACCATTAGATTACCTTTTCTGTCTGGAGTATCATATTCTTTATAAACTGGTGAATTATCAACAGCTTGAATTCCTGGATATTCAACTATTACATAACCTATCCCTGTACTTCCTTCAGATGCTCTATCCTTGCTCATAATAACTTTACCGTCAGATATTGAAACGAGCGGAGTATTAACTATGACTCCATAATCTGCTCCTCTATGAGCTCTTTTAGACTTATATATATCTAATTTTCTAACTTTTTGTGGCTTGCTGGTTAATTTCACATATATATTTCTTCCGTTAAATGAAGAAGGTATTGGAAATACCGACCCACTTTTAGAAGGCTGTACAAATGTTGTTTGATCACTACCTTTATCTTTGTCATCTTTTGATTTTGACACAGTTGATTTTTGATTGTCATCTTTATCTTTGTCATCTTTTGATTTTGACGCTGATGCTACCAGTTTTGAAATATTTATTTCTATTTTTTTCTTTTTTTGCTCTAATATTTCAATGGCACTTTTTAAATTTTTAATACCTATTTTTTCCTTTTCCTTGTTTAAATTTTCTATAACTGCATCAATAAACGCAATAGCAAATAATAAATTATTTTTACCTTTTATGTCGTTAATATTTTCAAATATATTTTTATTATCGCCTAAAATTGAATTTGAATCTAGATTCACACTTATTTTTTTTATATTTTCATTTGGCTGATATTTAAAGTTTCCTTCAATTGTAATGATTTTGTTTTTATTGTCATATGATGCACTTTCAAATTTTTGAAAATTTTTCGTATTTTCAATATATTTTTTATCTGTTCCGGAATAATCATAGATAGAGTCCAATCTTATAGAAGACTTATAAGAATCCAAGTAATCAGTACTAACATTAGAATCTACTTCTTTTAATACTTGCACGACAATCTTTCGAATATTACATTCATTAAGTATAAATTTTGACATTTTGTATCCTAAAACTTACTAATAATATTTAAAAGATTTTTTCCCTTAATGATTATTTTGTTTTCATTTAGAGTATAATCACCAGGAGGGATTACTATTGTAAATCTAAAACGTTTCAATCCTTTTAAATCGATATTTTTAGTTTCTTTCTGTTGAGCTGCATCGTTTAAAGATTGTCCTACTATTTTTTTAAGACTACCATCCCATTTTTTACCTTTAATTGCTTTCTTTAGTAATTTACCAGCCATTACAATTCGATGTGTACCAATTGGTGATGTATTCATATCAATTTCAACTAAATCGTCAGAATTACCTTTTTTAAAAGAGATTTCAAATTGATACCTATGTTCTCTTCTGAATCCTGAATTTTCAATATTTAAATTGGAGATTAAACCCTCTCTAAAAGTATTGATATCAAAAATATCTTCAAATTTAAAACCTGTTGTTCCATCCTTTAGTTTCCTAGGTATTGAAGCTAATAAATCTGTAGTAGTTATTCTTTCCCTTGAAGGCTTTTTTGTTGATGTACTAACTTTAACGCTAGCTGAAGGACTACTAGGTGATGTAGAAGTTGTTTTTTTAGTAGTTGTTTTAGATGAATCGCCAGGAATGGTAGAAGTAGAATCTTTTTTTGCTGTACTAGCTGCATCTATTTTTTGCATCGCTAAAAATGTAATTTCTTCAAATATATTTTCTAAATTTATATTGACGTTTTTGTCACCCTTTTCATTTTCAAGTGCACTTTCAAAAGAAAAATAATGTTTAGCAACTAATTGTTGCAATACATATTTTTGAATATTCGCAGTTTCTTTTCCGTCATCAAATTCACCATACAAAGTATTTCTTAAATCTGCGCCAGGATATTGACGTGCCGTAAATAATTCTGTCCCTTTTGAGTCTGCATATGTTTTATAGCGTTTATTAAGATAGTAAGCATCTAAACTCTGTGAAAAATTCTTACCTACGGGAGAATTTGGACCTGACCCTAAGGCTTCACCTATTTCTGTTTTATAAGTTCCAAGACCGGTAATACCACCTTCAGTGGCGCCCCAAAGACCAGCTGATAACTTATCCATGTCTCCTTCTGTTAATTTTTTATTATATTTCTTACCACCTACTGCATCGATTAGTTTATTAACAATATCGATCATATTTGCAGGAGATGCTGCCGGAAGACCCATAGCAGACAACAAATCATTTAAAAAGTTCCTTATTGTTGCACCCGGTCCTATAATTAAACCCCTAAAATAAAAATCTAAAGATTGCATTTCATTAAATGTGCCATCAAGAATTTGCTCTTCTAGATTTTTATTGCTGTATTTTTTACGTACATCGTTTATTAAACCTATAGTATTAGTCTCTGTGGGCGCTTCTTTTATTATTTTTCTAAGCTTTTTTTCATTAATTATTAGATTACTTCTTTTCATTGTTTTCCTAATGTTGTATTAATTTATGAATATGATTAAAACTTTTTATTGTAGGTTATATTTTCTCATAATATCATCATATTTTTTGGATTTTTTCTTTTTTGCATCTTTAATTTCTTTCTCCGAAGCTTCTTTTGCTGCTCTTTTTTCAGAATCTTTTTTTGTAGTTGATTTAAAACTATCTTCAACAGCCGCAGCTGTTTTTTCAAAAGATAAATCTTCGCAAATTATACCAGATACAGTTCTAATTAAAGGCGGAGCCAAATATCTTTTTATATGATCTTCTATTACTTGAATTAATACACCAGATCCTAATGAATCAGTATCTGCAAAAAATTGTAAGACCTCCGGAGGAAGACCAGATTCTATCATCTTATCTCCTAGCTTTTCAAGATATCCCTCACCCGGATCGATTTGGTCAGGCTCTGAACCTATTCCTGCTTTTGATATTTCTGACAATACAAATTCGACAAGAGAATCCAAAGAAGCACCAATTAATGTTTCAACAATCAAAGGACACTTACCTTCTTTAAAATAACCAAATAATTCTGTGAATTTTATATTCTTAACCACATTAGCTAAATACCTTTTAAAGGGACTGTCAAGAGATATTCCTAATTTTTTGCAAATATAAATAATCAATCGCCTTTTAAAATAATCAGAAACGCCTGGGATCAAATGACTTAAAGCGCCAGTTGTAAGGCTAGAAAAAAAGTTTTCATTAATCAATCTTTTGTGAAATTTGGCATCAGATTCATTAATTAATTTCCTACAAGCAGCATTTACATCTTTTCTCGAATATCCACGATCTAACATTCTTCTTTCTAAAATAGTTAAATTTTTACACAAAGACAAAACTTCTTCTTTGAGTGTCAACTGAATGTTTTCTTTTTTAATTTCGTAGATAATTTTATCTTCTAATAACATTTCTTTTTTCATATTTGCATTCCTATTATAATATAGAATTAAAACATATATAATTATCTATACTTTTTCTAATCTTTCCATTGAAACCCAATTAATTTCTCCATTCGCGCACAAAACTTTACACGCAGTCTTGCTATTGAGATGACTGAGAGTTGATAAAACTATCATATACTTTGAATAATTATTTTCTCTGTTGATCAAATCAATAATACTAATGTTGTATATTTTTTTAAAACATACAATATCGCCCACTTGTATTATATGCTTTTGCATATAAATACATATCGCTAAGCAACTATTTCAATCACATACATTGAAGGTTTTTCACAAACAATTGATTTTTTCTGCCTAGGCTTTGCTCTTTCACGATAAACAATATTGAAATCTTTATCTAAAAAAATAATTTCAAGAGGAATAAAAGTATTTTTCATTGTAAAAACTCTAGGCTTTTCATCCTCGTGTACAAAAATCATACCGTGATTCCTTGGTATGCTTTTTATTTTTGACAATCCCAATGTTTGCTTTTGTCGTGTATCAGCAACCCAAAGCTTAAAAATACCTGACTTTCCTTTTATTTTTGTTTTTATTTTTTTGTAATTAGCAAAACTCATATGCACGTGCAAGTATTTATAAAAATTATTATAATATTAATATAATTATTAAGATAAATAAACTTTAATTTAGGAAATGAAATGCTTTTTTCTTTAATTACTCTTTTTACAAATGCTTTCGCTCTCGACCTCAATGTCGAAAAATACACAAATAAGTATACATGGGTCTACACTCCTGACGTTATTGTATGTAATGATTCACCAGTAACAGTTGCACAAGTTGAAAAAGCAGTTAACGAATGGCGCAAAAAAGGAATTGCAATAGACAAAGTTGTGAAACAAAGCGACTCGGATCAATGTGGAAAAGAATACAATTCATCTGAACACGGGGACATTATAATTACCGGCTCAAAAAGATTTTTAAAACCAGAATATAATGGGTTCACTACAAAATATCACCCAATTTATGACGATAACAAAGTCTTAAGTGCAATTGTCGAAATAAATCCAGACACTATTAAACGCAAACCATGGTATGCTCACAAGCTTATCATTCATGAAATTGGTCACGCTATTGGTTTTTCGCATTCAAGCTTCTCTAAAAACGACGTAATGAAACCTTCATTAACACATGTTCATTAAAATTTATATTTTTTTTGAATATACAGCGATAATTATTAATATATGAATTCATTAAAGGAGATATTACCTATTATGTTAATAACAGAGAAAAAAATTAGGTCAATAGTTAGAAAAATGTTGTTGCAAGAGGCACCATTTGATCCAACTGACGTAACAAAATCATTTAATCTAGAAAAAGCTATTGATTTAGCTAGAAAGCTAGTCGTAAAAGATTCTGTAAAAAACAACGAAAAAGACAAAAAAGAAAGTATTAAAATTTCAAATTCATTGGCTGCAATACGCGATGGAGTTCCGGGAGAACCTACTCAAAGATTTCAAACAGCGTTGGCAAACCTTTTAAATTTTGAAGGGCCGGGAAAAGAAGAACAAGAGTACAAAGATTTGTTAAAAATGGTAAGAGATCGTTTAGGATCTCAAGCTAAAAAAGGCGATGGACAAGCAGAAAAGGATTCAATTAAAAAGAAGAAAAAGAAATCAGATTCTAAAATAAAAATTATTCAACAGCAACTTAACAACGTAATGCGTCAGAAAAAAATCACTGGTGACTATCAAAATCAAAAACTAACTGTGGATGGACAATGGGGAAGTAGAACAAGATCAGCAGTTTCAAAAGCATTGTTTTTGTTTGCGAAAGATGAGAAGTTAAGAAATAAATATGGATTTAAACCTATAACAGGCAAAGGCCTAAACATGAAAAAATCAGGCGGGGCAGGAAGCTGGAAAAGTGAATTATCTGAATTGGTCAAAGGAGCAACGCCTCAAGGTGAAT